GTCGGTGCTGGCTATCGCCGGTTGTGTTCGAGGCGATGGACCCCGACGAACTGGAGGAGCAGAGGTTCGATAAAGACCAACGGCGGGCGGGGCAAGTGCAACCTGTGGAGCCGGTGCTGCCTGAACCAGTGCCAGCGCCAGCAGCGCCGCCGGGTGGCCCGCTCGGGACGCAAATCAGTGACACGATAAGAATTGATTCGAAAATACCAAGGGGCGGCAAGGTTGGCCCCAGAATACGCGGGGCCATAGAAGCAATAGATAGTACCCACGGCGACGGAACACTACAGCCCGTTAATTTGAAGCTCAGTAGTGGACAGGGTAGAGTGGGCGAATATGCCCACGATATTTTTGGCAAGCCGGTTCACATTAAGGTAAGCCGCGCCGGGCAACATCAAGGCTTAACAACGGCACACGAAATTGGGCACTATCTTGACCAACAATATCAGGCAAGAAACGCCGTTCCCGGTCAGCCTATTGGTAAATGGTTATCGTTATCTGATGAGGCGAAAGAATGGCGAGAGGCGATAGCGAACAGCCGATTACACACAGAACTCGATGCGTTGTATAGTGCCGGGAAAATAGAAGTTACTTTGGAAGGGGGGGGAATATTTGAGGCGACAGTTAATAAGCAATATGTTCGTTATTTACAAAGCACAAAGGAATACTGGGCGCGAAGTTATGCCCAATATATAGCAACGCAAAGCGGAAACAAGGACATGCTGACTGAGCTTTTTGTAGAACAGAGCGCAGATGGTTATAAGGCACAATGGGACGATGACGACTTTGAGCCAATAGCGCAGGCATTTACCGCCATGTTTAGGAGGCTTGGATGGCTACGATAGAAGAAAGGGCGGTTGAATTATCAGCGGCGCTTGGGATACCCCTAGAAAGGGCGCGATTTATTGCTATGATAGAAGCTGGCGAAATCCCGACCGCCGATGCTTTTGAAATTCAACGGGACGGTTCGTTGAAGCCGACAAGCCAGGAACCGCTAGAGGTAGCCAATGACCGACCCAATAGAAGTACAATTCGACCCGCCTGATCTGCCAAAGCGCTTTGCCAAGGCCGGCGGCGACCTAGAGAAAGAACTGCGCCAGACGATGGATCAGGCGCTATATCATATTCAAGATAGCGTACCGTCTTATCCTGTCGCCTCGCGCAAGCCGCAACCATTCAAAAGCGACAAGCAGCGGCGCTTCTTCTTTTGGGCGCTCAGGTCTGGACGAATCAGCGTTCCATATCGACGAACGGGCACGCTGGGCCGGTCACTAACAATAGGTCAACCCGGCAATATCAAAGAGGTGCGGAAATTGGGCCAGGGTGTTGAGGGGCAGTTCGGCACGCGCACAAAATACGCGCCGATGGTCATTGGCCAGCGCAGCCAGGCCAGATACCATCAGGGTACGTGGTGGACGCTTAACGAGGCCGGCAAAAAGGCGCGACCGGACATTAATCGACTATTCGCCCAGATGGCGCGCCGCATGGCCGACTTCATAGCAGGAAAAGGGGCATAGATGACTGAGCCATTACCGACTTATCGCCTCCGCCCGTATCGGCACCGCGCGGCGACGTGTAGCCGCTTGTTGTTCGAGGCATACTTGCCGCCCGGTACGCATCTCCGCATACGGTGCCCATCATGCGGCGGGATGCACCAGATTCGGTTAGACAGTACGGGCGTGGTGGTTGGCAGCAATGGGCAGAATGGGCATAACTTGACACCTGACACACCATAAGTTAAACTGTAAGTTGACAACCCAATACTAGAGGACTAGATCCCCCCATGATACCGCGTAACGGGCGCGACGATTGCGGGGATTGTTGCATTTTAGGGAACTATGCCAACAGAACAGGTATTCATAAGGGATGATTTTCTGACCATCTCGCCGGGGGAGCCATTCCGGCTATTTCCTTTTGGTACGTTGGTCAAGGGTGGAAAGAAGCGCAACATCACACCGGAGTTTGCGGCTCAGTTCAAACTACCGGATTTTAAGCCGGCGATTAAGTTGGGTAGCCACGCCGACGAAACAAAGGCCGGCGGATATATCACCGGCCTGGAAGTGCGCGACGACGGTTTATACGCTATTCCAGAATGGAATGACAACGGCACCGCCGCGATTGCCGAGGGCGCATATCGTTACCAGTCGCCCGAGGTGGTTTGGGAAGGCGGATTTGAAGATAGTGAATCTGGCGCGGTCAGCAATGGCCCGCTGATAGTAGGGGCAGCATTATTGCATATGCCGCACATGGGAAGCCGCGCGGCATTGTATTCGGTAGATACCGAGGGAGAGCAAAACATGGATGAATCCGTGACCGTTCCCGCCAGTTTGTTTGAGCGCCTATTCCGGCGCCAAGAATCTGTGCCGGAACCGGAACCAGCTCCAGAGCCAGATCCCGGCATCCGGCCAGACGTTTATGAGGCCGCAATTGCGGAGCGTGACGAATTGGCCGCCAGGATTCAGGCGATGGAATTGGAAAAAGAACGGGCGGGCCGTGTTGACGCTTTCGCTGCGGAGCTGGCAAAACATGAGGCCGTGGCTGGAAATGCCGTATTGGCCGAAGCGCTGGCCGACGTGGCGGAATATGACAACGACCTGGCCAATTTGTTGACGGTTGAAGTAGTCAAGTTGGGTGCCGTAGCCGATCAGGCTGGCATTACCAAGGACATCGGCAGCGCCGGCGACGGTAGCGACGTTGACCCGACCGACGCCTTCAACCAGGCTGTTTTGGCGCGCTCCGCCAAGGACGGGATCAGTTACCCAGATGCGGTTAAACTGGTCGCCGCCGAACAGCCGGATCTATACGCAGCGTATGCGGGAGGTGCCTAATGGGACAAGCGCAGACTACGCCGGGGACGCTTTACAGTTTGGTATCGTCCGCATCCCTGGCGTCTAAACAGTATTACATGGTCAAGTTGGCCAGCACCGCCGGCGAGGTTATCGTAGGCGCGGCTAACACCGACGCCATTATTGGCGTTGTGTACAATGACCCGGCCGCCGGGCAAGAAGCACAAATCGCCGTTGGTGGCGTGCTGAAAGTGGCGGGCGAGGCCAGCGTAAGCGCCGGCAATTGGGTGACGTGCTCAAGCACCGGGCGCGCCAAGGCGACCACGACCGACGGCGACGTTGTTCTGGGCACCGCGCTTGACGCGACCAGCAGCGCCGGCGACATTATCCGGGTTGTGTTCTGGCCCGGGCGTCTGTATATCGCTTAGGAGGGATGAAAGATGCTACCAACAGTTAACGACGTTGGGGCGGTTGATCCCGTCCTGACCAATATGCTTTTAGGGTACATGCAGGACGACATGCGATTCGTCGCCGGCCGCGTGTTCCCGCCCGTGCCGGTTCCGAATGATTCCGGCACATACTACATCGTCACGAAGAAATACAATTTCTTCGATGACCTGGAACCGCGCGCCCCTGGTAGCGAGTTTGGCCAGCTTGGTCTAGGCGTGTCAACCGACACTTACACCACTAAACAGTGGGCCGGCAAGATCCCGGTCCCTGATGAGGTCGAGGCCAACAATCAAGCACCGATGGCCGTTGCCGAGATGGCGCTCCGCCGTCTGGCCCAGGCGTCCTTGATTCGCAAAGAAGTCCAGTGGGCGACCGACTTCATGACCAGCTCTGTTTGGGGTACGGATAAGACCGTAGACAACAAGTGGAGCGACTACGCCAATTCAGACCCGGTGGGCGACGTGCTTCTTGGCGTTGAGACGATTGGCAACAATACCGGCGTTGAAGCTAACGCGATGGTTTTGGGCCGGATTGTTGACCGCCGGTTGAAGAATCACCCGGACATCTTGGACCGCCTCAAGTACACGAATACGGCGACGGTCGCCACGGTTGACGGCGCACTAGCCGCGCTGTTCGGCGTTGCGAATTACTGGGTTGGCAAAGCTAGCTACAGCAACACGAACGAAGCCGCCACTTTCAGCGCCTCGGCCATTATCGACGATGATTGCTTGGTGTGCGTTGTCAATCCTGGCGCGGGCATCATGGGCGTGACGGCCGGAAAGACCTTCGCCTGGGATGGCGGCGGCGGTGTGGGCCAGATTCGGACCTACTACAGCGACGATCACGACGCGGCCATGATTAAGCACAAAGAACAGTGGGACCAAAAGGCGACGGCGACCGATTGCGGCTATTTCTTCGCTGATGTGACGGACTAAGGGGGATAACGCTATGGCGAGAGCACAAGGCGGAACCCCACGCGGCTTTTATGCTGCAACCCGTTTTGACATCGGAAGTAATACCCTAACGGCCAACAGCACCGCCGTTCTGTTCGATGCCGGAATTCAGATCAGCGGTGCGCGTTATATCACCGCTGATTCTACCGGTTACGTGTTGACGACTGAAAGCAGCCTACCCGGCAACGTGGACGGCGGCGCTCAGTTTACTATGATTTCCAATTCTACCGGCGTTGCGCTGGCGATATGTACGACGGGCACAACCTGGCAGTATATAGCGACCACCAGCGTACAGCCAACTTAGTGGATCGGCGCGGCGCGGTGGCGGTGGTTTAACTGCCCCGCCGCCGCCCCGCGCCGGTCTTGGGGCAGACTATGGCAGATAGGAAAGAATACACAGGCAGCGTATATATTGGCGTGGTTGGCGGCGACCTGGAATATGGCGCCGCCCGCGACAGTATTCACAACCTGCTACGCCGGCCGGGTGACGGCGCCCCTGTATTTCTGCGGGCAACCAAGGGATATGAGGCGCGCCAGATGCAAGTCAACCGCTTTCTGGAATCACCCCATGCTTTTATGCTGCTGCTTGACCATGACATGGTATTTGCGGCGGACACACTTGAGCGGCTCAGGGCGCACAAGTTTCCCTATGTGACCGGGGCGTATATGCGCCGGCAGATAGAGCCGGCAATGGCCCCGGTATGGTTCAAAGACAACCCCGGAGGAGAATGGCCGCATTGGCCCGAAACGACGGTATCTGACGAATTAACCCCAGTCGGCGCCTCCGGTTGGGGTTGTGTTTTGATACATCGTGAAGTAGTGTTGGCGGTGCGGGCGCTGTTAAATGGCGAATGGGAAATACTAGAAGATGATATGGACCTCTGGCCCTATGACCTGCGGCGCATCATGGCGGCGCTGAACGCGCTTGACCAGTTGACAGGCCGCCCGTTTAGCGTGGCGTGGAAAGACGCGCGGCGCTATGTCGAAATGCTGCGCGAGGAGATCCGGCCCCTGACCGGCGACAAGTCTAGCGTTGTTGGGAGCGATATACGGTTCCCCTACTTCGCGCGCCAGGCTGGCTATCAGTTGATGCTAGATCCAGCCGTGACACCCAAGCACATCTTGCATTACGGACTACAAGTTGACGACTTTTTGGGCACGCCAGAGAGCTACAGAGAAGAAATAACGCGGGCGACCGCCAACAAAGTGACAGAGGGCCGGACAGCATGGCACAGGCGGCGGCAACAGTTGCGCCAGGCGCACATGAGGCAAACGACATGACCGATCCGCGCATCTTGTTTATCACGGTAGGCGACAGGTCATGGGCCTCTAGCCGTATGCGCTCATACTGGCCGGCCGACATTATGCCTAATGCCGACGTTGTGCAGATGACCGGCGAAGAGCAATATGTCAGTACGGAGTATGATGCCTACATCTGGATGAAGACCGGCAATCTGGAGGCCATGAGGGCGGTCAAGGCCGCCGGCAAGGTGCAGATAGTCGAGGTATGCGATCCAAACTGGTGGTTTCAGCCAGACACAACGCGGCAACTAATCGACCAATGCACTGCTATCGTGGCAGCGACAAAGCCGGCGGAGCGTGATATTCTGGAATGGTACGGGCGTGATATTCCGGCCTACTACATACCCGACCGGTTGAACCTGGCACACTTCCCGGCGCGCCGGATGCACGCACACACCGATATACCGCGCCTCATTTGGTTTGGCATAGCGGCCAATCGTGTCGCGCTGTACGCGGCGACGGCATATATGCAACGCTTGGCGGCAAATGGGCACAAGTTCAGCCTGACAATATGCGACGAAATGCCAAAAGCGCAAATGTATGAGGAGACACCCTTCCCGGTATATCATGTGAAATGGCGACTGGACCAAGAAAACGCGATACTGGCCGACCACGACATTGCACTATTGCCGCCCTATCCTGGACCTTGGGGAGACCTGAAAAGCAACAATAAGAAGCTAACCGCGTGGGCCTGTGGCTTGCCGGTGACGGATGGCCAGGATTGGACGGAGTTGGTCGGCCTGATTGGTGATTGGCGATGGCGGCAGGAATCGGCGGCGGCGGGTTATAATGAGCTGTTTTACCGTTACCAAACAAAGCATACCGCCGCGCAGTGGAATGAGATAGTAACGGAATTAATGCAAGGGGCAGAACACAATGAAAGAAGCGCGGTACAAATACGGTAGCGGGCGGCTATATCTTCGGCCAGTTGAGCCAAACGATGCGCTATGGGTTTGCAAATGGCGCAACTCGGACAAAGCGCGGGCGGCGTTCTTTAGCGGTGATGTGGTGGTAACGCCGGACACGCATATGTTATTTTGCCACGAACGCACATTACATGATTTGGTGTGGATGGTATGCGATGATGCAGATCAGCGGGTTGGCATGGCGGCGCTAACGGTT